CATCATCATTAAATAGAACATCTTATGTTGATGCAGGTGTATTTGATTTACCTTATGCAACTGAATATGATAGCACTGCTACACCTAATTTTTCAATACAAGGTATTACTAATTTATTTGGAGCATCAACTTACTATGCTCATGAAACCGGAACCGATCAAATCAATTCATCTGGTACAACTTCTATTGATGCATTTATTAAGTCAGGTGATTTTGATATATCTGCAAGACAAAGTGCTTTGGGTCAGACAACAGGACTTGCTGATTTAAGAGGTGATGGTGAGTTCATTATGTCTATGAAACGATTTATACCAGACTTTAAAGTATTAACTGGTAATTCAAAAGTAACACTATTATTAAATGACTATCCAAATAATACAGCGTCTAGTTCACCTCTTGGACCCTTTACAATAACCTCATCTACTGATAAAGTAGACACTAGAGCTAGGGGAAGATTACTTGCAATTAAAATAGAAAATGATGCTATAGGTGAGACTTGGCGTTATGGAACATTAAGAGTAGATATTAAACCAGATGGAAGAAGATAATGTCTAGAATAACTTCATATATACCAGAACCTAAAGAAGAATATGATGTCGAAAACCAAAGACAAATTCTTAGAGCGGTTGATACAATTAAAACTGAATTAAATTTTTCTTTTCAACAAGATTTAAAAAATGAGGAAGACCAGAAAAACTGGTTTTTTAACTAATGGCAAATTTTTATAAAAGCGAAACATTTGATTTAACAACAGATACTTTAACAACTGTGTTAACAATTAGTACATCAGCAATTGCAATTGTTAAATCTGTACAAGCGAGTCATGACACAGCTAGTAATGTTGATGTAGATTTATATTTAAAAAAATCAGGTGGTTCAGATGTTGAAATATCACACGTACAACTAAATAAATCTACGGAAAATTTAGCTAAAGATGTTATTAACTTAGAGGGTGGAGACATATTAAAAATAAAAGCGGGATCTGCAAATGAGATCACTGGACAAATCAGTTATCTTCTGATAGATAGATCTCAAGAAAATGGATAAAGACATACCAAAGATAGAATGTACAACAATAACAACGTATAGAAATACGAAGACAGGAAAAATATCAAAAGATAAAATAGAAGGACCTGACATTGTAGAAGACGTTACAGTGCAAGTTACTAATAAAGGTTTACAGGTATTTCAGAAAGTAATGAATCAAAAAAATGACAAATCAAAATCCTAGAGGTGGGACTGAGCTTCAATTTGAATATTTAAGAAAACACGTTGATTCAAAACTATTAGATCAATTTCAGATCTGTACATCGGTACCAGAATCTATTCCACTATCAAAAGATAAAATAAATATTCTTTGGCAAAAAAATTCATACGATCAACCGAATCTGGCTCCATGGTTCAAAGATAAATCAAATCATAATAAATATGATTGGTATGTATTTAATTCTAATTGGAATTTTGAAAAATTTAGAATGACGTTTGATATACCATTAGAAAGATCTTTAGTAATTAAAAATGGTGTAGACACTATTGAACCTATTTCAACTATTTATAAAAAAGGTGACCCTATAAAAATTATACATCATTGTACACCTTGGAGAGGATTAAATGTTTTGTTGGGTGCAATGCAACTTGTTAAAAACCCATTAATAACTTTAGATGTATATTCATCAACAGAAGTATATGGTAAAAGTTTTTATGATCAAACAGATGATCAATATAAACCGCTTTACGATCAAGCAAAACAATTACCAAATGTAAATTATATTGGCTATAAACCTAATGAATATATTAAAGAACACCTAAAAGACTATAGATTATTTGTTTATCCAAGTATTTGGGAAGAAACATTTTGTATATCAGTTCTTGAGGCAATGGCTGCAGGTTTATATTGTGTAACTACAAACTTTGGTGCTTTATATGAAACAGGTGCTGAGTTTCCAATGTATATTCCTTATTCTAATAACTATAAATCTTTAGCTAAAAAATTTGCAGAAGGTATAGAGGTTGCTGCAAAATCGCTTGAGGCAACAGGCATCCAGGATCATTTAAAAATGCAAAAAGATTACGTGAATAGATTTTATAATTGGAATGCTAAATCAATTAGTTGGACTAGATTTTTACAAGGAGCAATCAATGCAAAATAATAAACCTATTTGGTTTAAAGATAAAACAACTACTGCAAATAACGACACTTATCAAACTATAAAACATAATAAGGTTGAATCAAATACTGTAGAAATAAATATAGGACAAGAACCAAAAGCTAAAATAATGGTTTGTACTCCATGTCATAGTGATGTGTCTATGCACTATACTCAAGCAGTTTTAAAATTTCAAATGGAATGTATGAAACAAGGTATATTAGTAAGCTTTAGTTTATTAAAATCTTCACTAGTTACTCAAGGTAGAAATTTATGTGTAGCAGAATTTCTTAATCATTCTGATAATTATGATTATTTATTATTTATTGATTCTGATATTGATTTTAACGCAGAAACAATATTTAAAATGATAGGTGCAGATAAAGATATTATAGCCTGTCCTTACCCAATGAAAATGTTTGATACAGATAGAATGTGGAAGAAAATACATAAAACAGATATGGTAAAAACAGAAAAAGATCTATTGCCTTCAGGTTATATGTATCCAATTAAAATTAGTAAAAATGAATTAATTTTAGACAATGGTATTATGGAAGTAACTCACGCTCCTACAGGCTGTATGTTAATTAAAAGAACAGTTATAGAAAAACTTATAGAAAAACATCCTGAATTAGAGATATATCAACCAACTATAATTAATGGTAAAGAGACTAAAAAAGAAAATTTTTACAATTTATTTGATACTTTACATGATGTAGAGACTAAACGATACTTTGGTGAAGACTTTGGTTTTTGTCAAAGATGGACTGATTTAGGAGGTAAAGTATATATCTATGCAATGGACTATATAACTCACGTGGGTGAGCATCCATATTGTGGTAGATTTTATGATCAACTAGAAGCCTTAAAACGTGTTGACGTTGATAAAAAAATCAAATAAAGTATAGCATTTACAGGTTTATATACCTGCCTTAAACTAGTTTAAATATATAATATATGACAATATCAAGAGGACAAATGCCAAGACAAATGTATGGCCTAGGTAGCCTGGTTAAATCTATTGGTAAAGGTGTTAAGAGCGCTGTATCTGGAGTTAAAGATTTAGTTAAATCTGATACTGGTAAAATGTTAGGATTAGCTGCACTAGGAAGTTATGGACTAGGACTTGGTCCTTTTGCATCGGGAAGTTCTATGTTTGGTGGTAGGTTGGCTGATTTAGCGGGATCAGGTTTTTTGAAAAATATTCCTGGAATGATTTCAGGAGGAATAGATAAACTAGGTTTGACACCTGGAAAAGATGGTCCAACATTAGGTCAATTTGGTAAAGTATTTGCTATAGGTGCTTTAGGTGGAGCTGCACTAGAAGCATTAACTGCATCAGGAGCTGATGAAGAAGAATTAAAAAATATTAGAGATGTTGATACATTAAGATCATATTTAAGAAGAGGTTATAAACAATTAAATCCAGGTGCTAAACCAGAACAAATAGAAGAATTTGTTATAACTAATACAAGAGAGTATGCAGCTAATGGTGGTAGAATTGGATATGCTAATGGTATGAATGATCCAAGTGATTTACCAAGAGGATTACAAATAGATACTACAACACGTAACCCTATTCCTGAAAATGCATTACAAGAAGAAATAGAATCAGTAGTTAGAATAATGATGGGACCAGGAAGCGCGGGTATTGGAGAGCCTGAAGATGGTACTATGAAAGGTTATCAGTTTTTTAGAAAACAATATCTACCAAAAAAAATAACAGAATTATCTGAAAACTATGGATATTCTGAAGATGAAATTTACAAAATGCTTAATTTAAAAGTAAAAGAGTTTCAGGAATCACCTGAATTATTACAAAAACCTAAGATGGCTATGGGTGGTAGAATGGGCTATGCTTTTGGCAATGATCCAGAGCAAAACGCGGTTGAGGCTTCAGGCATCATGAACCTACCTTTAAACCAAAATCCAGCAGGTGCAACAGAATTAGACCTTAGAGAAACAGGTGGATTTATTCCTCCAGTTGGTGTAAAAGAAAAGGAAGATGACATTCCTGCAATGTTATCAAACAACGAATTTGTATTTACAGCAGACGCTGTAAGAGGTATGGGTGACGGAGACGTCAATAAAGGAGCTCAACGTATGTATGACATGATGAAGAAATTAGAGGGAGGCGGTAGAGTTTAATGGCTACAGAAACAATTACACAAATAACACAACCACCAGAGTTTATAGAAGCAGAATCGAAGCTTTATCTAGATCAATTAAAAGGAGCAATTGGTGGATTAAAAGGTGCTGACTTATCTAAAGTATTAGGACCACAATTTGTGGCAGGACTTGATCCATTAACTCAACAAGCAATGGGTAAGGCCGGCGGTCTTGGTGATTATGCTAAATACTTACAGGGAGCAGAAAGATTAGCAGGAGAAGCTGAAACTACCTTAGGTGGCTTACCAACAGATATTGCAACAGCTAGAAGTACCCTAACAGGTGTGCCAGCAGACATTGCAGCATCTAGAGGTCAATTAGGAATAGCAGGAGGGGACATTGCAGCAGCAAGAGGTATGATCGGTCCAAATGCTTACCAACAATTTATGTCTCCATATCAACAAGATGTAATTGATACAACTTTAGCAGAATATGACATTCAAGCTGCAAAAGGTTTACCTGGTTTAGCAGCACAAGCAATAGGAGCTGGTGCATTTGGTGGTGGTAGAGAAGGTGTTCAAAGAGCAGAATACCAATCAGCGTCAGATAGAAACAGAGCTGCACTTCAAGCACAATTATTACAACAAGGTTTTGGACAAGCACAACAATTAGCTCAACAAGCTCAAGCTCAAAGAATGGGTGTAGGAGCTTCGCAAGCAGGATTAGCTGCACAACAATTAGGATTAGGTCAAGCTGCAGGTGCTCTAGCGGGCCAACAATTAGGTGTAGGTCAAGCTCAATTAGGAGCACAATTAGGTTTAGCAGGTCAACAGTTAGGTCTTGGACAATTCCAATCTGGATTAGCAAGTCAAGCTCCAGGTTTAGCTGGTCAAGAAATTTCTGCGTTAACTACCTTAGGTGGATTAGGTCAATCTCAACGACAAGCACAACTTTCTGCTCAACAACAATTAGCATCACAACAATTATACCAACCATTAACAACTGCACAGCAATATGGTTCAGGAATCATGGGTCTAATATCTGGATACCCAGGACAATCAACAGTTGGCCAGACTCCGGTACCAGGAATTGCACAAACTGCAATTGGTGCAGGTACAGCACTTGCTTCACTTTATGGAGCAATGAATAGATAATGAGCAGAGTATTAAGAAGACCTATGTTTAGAGGTGGATCTACTAACATGAATGGTATCATGTCAGGTATTCAAGATAGAAAAAATTATGCTGTTGGAACTGAAAATATAGAAAAAATAAAACAATATGCAAAAGAACTTGAGCCTGCTATGCAAGAAATTATGGGGCCTTACGAAAAACCAACTGGTTTTGAAAATCCACTTTATCAACTTGGAATACAGACAGGTTTAGATTTAATGAGTAAGGCAGATTCACAAAGTTTAATTAGAAACATTGCTTCAGCTACAGGAAGACAAACACCACAGTTATTTAAAAGTTTAGCTGAAGAAAGAGATAAGAAAGCACAATATGATAAGGGAATTAAAAGTGGTGCATTAGGTTTAGCTGGTGACATTCTTGGTAGAGAAATATCTGCTTCAGGACGAACTGAAAAAATGGACCCAATTGAAGCTTTAAAATTTGAAACTGAATTTAAAAGATATGCAGAATTAGGTTTACCTTCAAACGTGACTGAAAGAGCTGCTAACTTTGTAGTAAGAGAAGCTGATGAAGTAATATCTGCAGTAGGCTCTAAAAGATATGGAGGAGTTCTTGATTTTAACGTATCAGACAGGCAAGAATATGAGTCAAATAAAAAAAGATTAATAGAACTTGGAAAAGAAAATAAAATTGTTTACGACCCATTTGAAAATAATTACAAAAGAATTACAATGGTTGGTGGTCAACCACAATTTGATGAAGCAGAAAGTGTTATAGAATTAATGCAAATTCCACTTCCAACCATGGGTGAACCAGAACAAACGGATAGATCAGTACCAGATTTTGGTATGTCAATCGACGATCCATCAGCATAGGAGAATGAATGGCTGAGTCCTTTTTTCCAGCAGAAGAAAATAACGAAAGATCGTGGTATACTGCAGGTCTTGCAGGTATTGCATCAGGTATAATTAAAGTTCCAGAAGGTGTGTTTTCATTAGGTGCAGAACTAATTGATTTAGGTTTTGACACAAATACTGCTGCAGATATAGAACAAATTTTTGATAAACTTAATCCATTTGAAGAAGTAGCAGCTGAAAGAGGAATAGGTAAACTTA